GGGGACAAAGCGTACGACATCATCAAAGGAACGTGGATGCTGGGCGTCCGCGTCGCCGACGACGACCTGTGGGCCGACGTCAAGGCCGGTGAACTCGGCGCCTACAGCATCGGCGGCACCGCGATCCGCGAGGAAGTGGACTAGGAGGGACCAATGAAGCGTTCACGCACCACGATCAGCAAGGCCGGCCCGGGCGGCGGGAAGAAGGTCCACCGGCTCATCGACATGGATGTGGAGTTCGTGTCGATGGTGGGCGCGGGCGCCAACCGCCAGAAGGAGTTCCAGGTGGTGAAGGAGGACGACGCCGCCAAGGCCGTCCCCGACGCGGACGCGGACAACGAAACCAAGCGCGAGGCGGCGCAGGCCAGGGCCTCGCATTACGGGATCGAACTGCGGGACGACGCCAGTCTGACGTACCCAGCGGACGACCCCACCACCGAGTCCCTGTATGGGGATCCGGTCAACCTCAAATACCCCCTGGGCGGCACCGACAACGAGCGGGATGCCGGCCGGATCCGCAACGCACTGGCACGGTTCAGCGGCGCTGCGGACGAGTACGAGGAGATGAAGTCCAAGGTGGCCGTGCTGTCGCGGATCATCGAGGCGGCGCTTGCCGAGGACATCTCCGTCACGTACCAGGAGGACGACGACGTGTACGAGGCGCTCCCAGCCGATCTGAAGGAGCGCATCAAGGAAAAGGCGGAGGCCGACAAGGACGGCGGCGACGACAACGCCGACGGCAACGGGACCACCCTGGAGGGCGACGATCTCTCGTCCTGGCTCAAAGACGCGGGTGAACACGTTGAGACGCTTTCCCTGGACATCGCTGTCCAGAACGCGCTCGACGCCCAGGCCGACGGAGACGCCAACGACGACGCGGCATCCAAAGAGGCGCAAGAGATCGACACCACGGCGGCGCCTCCCGTGGAGAAGGTCGGGGAAGAGGCAGGGAATGATGTGCAGGACGTGCGCGACGCCAAGATCGCCAAGCTCGAGGCCGAGCTCAAGAAGGCGCGGCGAGAAATCACCGCGATGAAGGCGAAGGTGGCGCGTCTGTCCAAGGGTGTGGGCAAGTCCAGTGTGATCCAGACCGGTGAGGTCGGCGCGAAGGACGGACAGCCTGCCCATGCCGAGAAAACCAGCCCCTCGCGCGGCGCGTTCGCCACCGGTGGAGACATCGCGGCGGCGGTGGCGAGGGACTGACACCGACACGAACCACAGGGAGGATAGCAATGGCAACTCGTAACCAGACCATCATGGCCAAGGCCGACATGGAGGTCGCCGACCTGATCGCCGACGGCGGATACCTGCAGGACGAGCAGGCCGAGAAGTTCGTCGTGGACATGATCAAGGCTTCGGTGCTGATGGGCATGGTCAACGTCCAGACGACCAAGTCCCACACCAAGCTGATCGACAAGGTCGGGATCAGCGGCCGGGTCCTGCGCCCGGGCACCAGCGGACACGCGCTCGCGGCGGCGGACCGGGTCAAGCCCACCACCGACCAGGAGACGCTCCACACGCACCTGATGAAGTCCGAGATCAACCTCAACGACGAGGTGCTCGAGGACAACATCGAGGGCGGCAACTTCAAGTCCACGGTCATGGCCATGATGGCCGACCACACGGCCCTGGACCTGGACGACCTGCTCGCCAACGGCGACACCACCTCGGCCGATCCGCTGCTCGCGCTGTTCGACGGCATGATCGCGTCGGCGACGAGCCACATCGTCAACGCCGGCGGCGTCCCCATCGCCAAGTCGATGCTCAAGGACGCGATCAAGGCGATGCCGTCCCAGTACAACCGGATGAAGCGGAACCAGCGGTTCCTGACGTCCGAGGACGCGCAGATCGATTACCACGACTACCTGGCCGACCGGGCCACCGCCCTGGGCGACTCCAAGGTCCAGGACGATTCCCCGGACCGGTACGGCAACCGCGCCATCCTGGGCGTGCCGGTGTTCCCGGACGACCTGGGGATCGGCTCGGACCAGACCGTGATCCTGCTCATGGACCCCAAGGTCGCGATCTGGGGCTTCTGGCGCAAGATCCGGGTCGAGACGGACCGGGACATCCGCACCGGCGAGTGGATCATGGTCACCTCGCTCCGCGGCGGCTTCCAGTACAAGGAGGAGGACGCGGTCGTCAAGGTCATCGGCGTCAAGACCCAGTAGCGCCGTCGACGGAGGTGCGCGGGAGCCGTGAGGCGACTGGACCGCGCTTAACCAGGAACGAAACGGCGGCACGAGCCGCCTGACCAGGGAGGAAAACATGGCCCTCGGAATTATCACGATTCAGGCAGTCCGCGAAACCAAGGCGGGCGGCCAGGAGATCCTGCTCAGCTGCCCGGGTGACGGCGCGTACGTCGCCGGCGGCACCGCCGACTTCAACGCGACGCTCCAGGCCGCGGTGAAGGCGTACAACGACGCCAAGGCCGACAAGAACGTGCGCGGCCACGAGAGCGTGGAGTGCATGTACGTCGTGCCCGTCCGGGCCGGCGTGTACGTGCCGAGCTACGACTTCGCCAACGACAAGCTGTTCGTCTACGACAACAGCACCGACGCGGAGTCGGTCGTCGCCAACATGAGCGGCACCACGTTCGAGTTCGTCGCGGTCTGCAAGTAGCAGCCGCGCTTTTCAGCAAGGGGAGACGGCGGTCCCTCGTCCCCGGATGCCCCCCCCACATCTAGCGGGGGGCCGCCGTTGAACCGTGCAGGGGTAGTAGAGGAAGGAGAACCGACATGATCACCGCAGTTCGACTGAAAGCGTACGACAGGCGCAAGGGCCACAGGATGCGGACCTACACATCCGCGGCGACGGGCACCAAGTACACGGCGGGGACGGCCACGAGTCCGTCCGCGTTCCGGGTGGTGCGCAACAAGACCGAGCTCCGCGAGCTTTCCGAGTTCCCGCAGTTCGAGATCCTGGAGTTCGACGACATGGACCACCTCCGGGAGGTCGTCCAGTCCGAGATGGAGTCCCGCGCCAGGCAGGGTCTGCCGGCGGTACGCGCCCCGATCATGGGCGGCCCCTCGGGCCGGTCCGGTGCCACCAAGCACGTGCGACCGTCCGTGAGCGACCGCCTGCCCCCAGCCGCCTCCGGTCCGGTCACCGACTCCAACACCACCGGCAAGGGACGGCAGCCGTCCACGCAGGTGTCCGAGGAGGGAACCCGGGACGACGGGGAGAAGGGTCAGGACGTGGACCTGGACGCCATGACCAAACGCGAACTGATCGCCGAGGCCGAGGAGCGCGGCGTGGAGGTCGGGGTCAAGATGACCAAGGCGCAGATCCGGGAGGCCATCGACGGCGCCCCGGCGCGCGGTCGGTCGGTCCGCCCTGCTGACGACGAGTAGCCGTCAAGGAGGGCGACATGGGGAATGCACCGGCGCCGAGACACGCGCCGATTCGAGACACGGGCGACCTGGCCTTGGCGGCCTACGCCCACATGAACGGCTTCCGCGTCGTCAAAGCGGAGGAGATGAAACGTGGCCGCATCACCGAGTACAGGTTCACGATCGAGGACCAGGATGAGCGGTGGGAGACTCTCTGCCTTGACTTCGCCAACTCCGAGGCGCAGCGACACGACGCGTCGGTGCGGATGTTGAAGCGCCTTTGCAAACGAACGACCCGCAACGGCGGGAGGTGACACGTGGCGGTGATCGGCAACCTCAGCTGGGACGTGGACGAGGTCACACTGGCAGCACTGGTCGCCGCCGGCTTCGATGCGTGGAAGATGGAACGTGACAACGGCGGCGGGTACGCCGAGTTCAGCCACTCCACGACGCGACCACCGCTGATCGCCACCGCTACCGCCTATGTGTACGCCGACAACGCGGCACCAACGGATCCAGACGGCAACTTGGGGGCCGCGGGCTACAGGGCAGTCCCCTACCGCACAAGTGACGGCGCGACAGACACACCAATCCCATGCGCAGCGAAACGACGCGGCTACATCGAGGTCACCGATGTGTGGGATGAAGGATTCGCCAACCCACCGTGGACACCGATCAAGGTGTGGCGCGGGATCGACCGTGCATGCGCCACCATCGACGCGTTGTGCCGCCAGTGGTTCGAGCCACGTTACGCGCAGTTCACGTTTGACGGCACCGACCACGACCAGATGTGGCTGGATCTGCCGATCTGCGCCCTCCACGCCCTGAACCAGGACGACGTGGTTGTGGAACTGGACGACGTGGAGGTATTCAACCGCCACCTCACCAGGGGCCAGCTGAACCCGGACGACCGGGCCAATCCAAAGGTGACCTACGCCTTGGACTTCTTCCCGGGCTACCGGGGTCGGCGCCGCAGGATCTACGCGGACGCGGCATTGTTCGGCGCGGGCCGGAAGAACGTCCTGCTCAAGGGGGTGTTCGGCTACACGGAGCTCGGCCCGGGTGACATCGCGGCCGAGACGGTGGACGGCTCCCAGGTGCCGATCAGCTACGGGCAGACACCGGCCGAGATCAAGCGTGCTTGCCTGCTCCTGACCTTGACCTACATGCTGCCGGCCGACGAACAACAGGAGGCGGCGCTCGAGTCCAGGATCACCAAGATCAAGACCAGGGACCAGGAGATCCAGTTCTCCGATCCGGGCGGCGGCGGCGCCAACCCGGACGCCTCCTACGGGTTGACCGGCAACATCGAGGTGGACAACATCCTGATGCGCTACACCGGTCCCCTCCGAATGGGGGCGGCTGGCCGATGAGCATCGCTACCAGGGGCAGACTGATCAACAAGTTCGTGGCCGTGATCCGGCGCCTCGACACCCAGGAGACATCCCTGGTCGCCGGCGGCGGGTACGACCCGGAGTTCGACTCCCCGATCCCAGTGGACGACGGCACACAGCTGGGCGCACCGTCTCGGCGCGAGATGCCCGAGTTGCGCCTCAACTGCCAGTTGGACCGCACCAGCTGGGGCGAACAGAACATGACCCGTGGAGGCAAACAGATCGTCGCGGACATCGTGTTGGTGTTCCACTGGCCGGACCTGGAGAACGGCGGATTGATCGGCGCCGATGGTGAACCGGTGCTCAAGAAGGGGGACCGGATCAGCCACATCGAGACGCGCAAGGGCGCGGTCGAGGCCACCTTCGACAACCCCCCTGGCATGTTCATCACCGGGTTCGAGCGTGCCGGTCACGGCCAGGCCCCGTTCGGCACACCGCGCACCAACCTGCTCTACACGTATTGCTCGTATGACCGCGTCGCCGGCGCGGCAGTGGGAGGTGCGTAGTGTCGATCAGGCTCACCGTGACTCAGCGCGGCCTGGACCGGATCTTCGGTTCGGTGCAGCGGTGGGCGCGGCGGTCCGAGGGGGCGGTGGAGCGGACCACGGGCAAGCTGGCCCACGAGCTTCGTCGGGAGATCGTGACGGGGATCAAGCAGCAGGCGCCGGGCGGGTTGCAGTTCCGCCCACTGGCCGAGTCGACCAAGGCACAGAAGGGGTCCTCCAAGGCACTGATCGACCACGGGGACATGCTGCGGTCGGTCAACGTCACCAAGATCGACGCCCTGTCGTACTTCGTCGGCATCCACCGCTCTGTCAAGGGGCGCAACGGCAAGCCGATGTGGAACATCGCGGAGATCCACGAGTTCGGCTCGAAGAAGGTCACGAACCGGCCGCCGGCGCGACCGTTCCTCCGCCCCTCGTACAACGCCTGGAAGTACGACGCCAACAAGCGGTTCGCGGAGATGGTGGCGAAGGACATCGGTGTGCCCATGCTCGGCTCTGCCAGCGGCCGGATCGGCGGCGCGATGGGCGGCGTCTCGTTCGGAGGTAATTGATGGCTGTCCCGACCGTCACCTCCGTCACCCCGCCGAGCGGTCCGACCCGCGGCAAGAACATGGTGCGGATCGAGGGGACCAACTTCCGCCTGCCGGATCCGATCCCGGCGACGGGCTACATCGCCACCGACCAGGAGAAGACCGTGTCGGTCCAGTTCCAGGGTCAGGAGTCGCCGTGGGCGTACGCCGCCACCGACGAACTGATCCTGGCCCGGGTCCCGGTGTACGAGGGACCATACGACGTGCCGTTCCCGGCAGGCCTGGACGTGCGGGTGGCCAACCTGGACGCGAGCGGCGTTGAGATCCCAGGGGAGAACGTGACACTGGTCGACGCCTACGAGGTGGACCGTCCCTCCCTGGCGGCCGAGTCGTACCTGCAACGGACGGTGCGCGAGGTGATCCGCCTGTTCCGGCGCCACGTCCTCCAGAACACGCACCACACCACCTCCAGGGACTTCTCCCTGGCGCCCGCGACCCAGGAGACGATCCGCGCCCAGGGGCCGCTGGTGCAGCTTGGGGGACCGCGCCTGATCCTCAACAGGTTCCACTCCATTGAGCGTGAGGAGCCGGAGGCGGATCCACTGGGAGGCGTCAACGGCATGATGCGGCGCAAGCCGCCGGTGACGGTGGATGTGGACTTCCTGGTGACCGCGTGGGCGAACAGTGTTTTCCACATGGAAGGCCTGGTTCAGGCGCTGCTGCTGTTTCAGCGCGACATAAAGCTGGTCAAGGTTCCGCGTGATCCCACGGACCCCGCCGCGGGCACCAAGGACTACGAGATCCGCATGGCCTGGGACGCATACCCAGAGGTCAACAGCGACCCGACCACGGACGATCTGATGTACGCCGCCACCACGTTCTTCGTTCGGGGCGTGCATCTTGACGAGGATGTTGGTACGATAGTCGAGCGCGGCTGGAGCATCACGCAGAACAACGGGGATCCCGTTTTGCAGATCCAGTCGATCTAGGAGGACGACATGGAAACCGGACACATTGTCATCGAGAACCAGACCGGGCGGCACATCCAGTACCGCATCGATCACCAGACCGTGTGCGTGAAGGCCGGCAAGTGCTTCTGTCGCCAGGGGCGGCGGAGCCTGGTCGCGGCCTCGATCCACGTGCCCGGCGGCAAGGGTAAGCGGTCCGCGCCGCTCCACCCCGGGGTCATGCTGATCCCGGAGCTCAAGCGCGACCTGGCGGGCAAGCGGCCCAAGGTAAAGATCGTGGGCGCCGCGCCCAGCGAGGAAGCCGTCAAGAAGGCGGCGAAGGCCAAGGCGAAGGAAGACGCGCAGTCGAAGCCCGACGAGAAGAAGGGCGGCGGCGGCAAGAAGGGGCAGAAGTAGGACACGACCAATCACCGTTCCCGTAGGGGAGCAGGAGGAAGACGATGGCAGCAGAACTCCTTGCCAGCAAAGTCGTGATCCTCGAGGAGGAGCCGTCGATCCCGACCATCGCCGCGTTGCCCAGCGCGGTCACCTTGTGTCTCGGGATCACGGAGCGCGGTCCCATCGCCGATCCGCAGCTCCTCACCTCGTTCGAGGATTACAGCCGAATGTTCGGCGGGTTCACCCTGGACAGCGACGTGGCCGTGGCCGCGTACGGATTCTTCCGCCAGGGCGGCACGTTCATGTGGGTCAGCCGCACGTGCCACTTCACGGACCTGACCGACCCCAACACCGCGACGGCCGCGAAGGGCAGCGTCATGCTGAACAACAGCGGCTCGCTCGCCACACCAGCCGTTGTCGGCCCAGGCACCGGTGTGTCCCCGTTCGTCATGACGGACGGGATGCACATCGACATCGACATCGGCGCCGGCCCCGTCGTGGTGACCTTCAACGGCACCCCGGCGCAGAAGTCCAGCCTCCCCGTGGTGGAGCCGTTCGCCCTCGTGGGCGGCGAGACCCTGGACGTGGTTGTCAACAGCACGCTCTACACCGTCACGTTCCTGCCCACCGACTTCGCGGTCCCGGGCGCGGCGACGGCGGCGGAGGTGGCGGCCAGGATCAACACCGACATCTCCCAGGGCAAGTGCACCCTGACCGCGGCGCCGGCACCGTTCGGCCTCGTGGTGGAGACGGACGGGTCGGGCAACAACTACTCGGTGGACGTGACCGGCGGCACCGCGCTGCCGATTCTGGGCTTCGTGCCCGGTCCCGTGATCGGTCCCGGCAACGTGGGGGACATCGCCGCGGTCCTGGCGACCGAGGTCGAGGCCCTGATCGAGGCCGCGATCGGACTCGCCGGCCTGGTCGACGTGGTTGTCGGCGCGGGCGTGGCTGGGGACATCTCCATCGAGACGATCGCCACGGGCCTCGCGGCCCAGATCCAGGTCATGCCCGCTTCCACGGTGGACTTCGGCCTGGACAACCTGCTCCACAACGGCGCGGACGCCGCGGTTCAGGCCACCCTGGAGGTGGAGGGCAAGACGCCAGGCGCCTACACGGACGACATCCGCATCATCATCGAGGACGCCACCAACGGCGACGCCGCGTACTTCAACCTCAAGGTTGAGGTGTCCGGCGTGGTCAAGGAGACGTGGCCCAACTGCACGATGGACGACTCGTCCACGGACTACGTGGAGACGCTGATCAACAACGTCAACCTCGGGTCGCTGCTGGTCGCGGTCACGGACCAGGGCCTCACCCCGGTCGGGATCAAGCGGCCCGCCAACGGCACCTCGGCGGCGATGACCGGCGGCGACGACGGCCTCGTGGGGATCGCGGACGCGGACTACGTGGGCAACGTGGCGGGGCCGACCGGCCTCTACACGTTCGACCGGATCCAGACCGGGCGGATCCTGATCATCCCGGGTCTTTACACCGAGGTGGTCCACAAGGGCATGCTGGACTACGCGGAGATCGACCGCAACGGGTCCATGTTCTGCCTCCTGGACTGCCCGCCCCAGAACACCCGCACCCAGGTGGTGACCTACCTGACAAGCGCGGGCCTGCTCGAGTACAGCGAGTTCGGCGCCATTCACTGGCCGTGGATCAAGGTCGGCAACCCGCAGCCCGCCGTGTTCGGCACCGGCGACGAGATCACGATCCCGCCGTCGGGCTGGATCGCGGGCAAGTGCGCGGCCAACGACCAGCGGCGCGGCGGCGTGTACGAGGCGCCGGCCGGTTTCGGCGAGGGGTGGGGCGTGATCCGCGGCATGACCGACGTGGAGGACGACCCCTCGGGTCAGACCGAGCACGAGGTCCTGGACGAGAAGACGCGGGACTACGTCTACCCGTACCGGATCAACCCCTTCAACCGCACCACTGGGGGCCTGTGGTACATCGACGGGTCGCGCACCCTCAAGTCCACGGGCAACTTCCCCAGCATCGGTGAGCGGCGCGGCGTGATCTTCATCGCGGAGTCGATCAAGAACGGGCTGCAGATTTTCCGCCACCGCTTCAACAACCGCACCAACCGCATGAGGGCCGAGCGAGCGTCCCGCGTGTTCCTGGAAGCCGAGATGAACAAGGGCGCGTTCCGCAGCACGGACCCGGCCCGGGCCTTCTTCGTGGACTTCTCGGACGCGCTGAACCCGGTGGCCAACGAGTTCGCGGGAATCATGACGGGTCGGATCGGGCTGGCCACGAACAAGCCCACCGACTGGATCATCCTGCTGATCACGCAGGACACCAGGGCGCTCGAGGAGAGCCTCGCCGCCTAGGGAGGGCTGAACGATGGGAGAGCCGGTTTACTACGACAAGAAGTTCGCGTTCATCGTGGAGATCGATGGCGTGGGCTGGGCCGGGTTCACCACCTGCTCCGAGATCGCGGGAGAGTTCGAGGACGTGAACCACCGCGAGGGCGGGCGGCGACACCCTCACAAGGCGCCGGGGTTGGTGGACTTCCCCGACGTCACGCTGACACGCGGCAGCACGGAGGACTTCGACCTCTACAACTGGTTCAAGGAGTGCTACGACGCGGCGGCGGGCACGGGGCAAGCGCCCCCGGACCTGTACCGCACCGTGGACGTGGTCCAGTTGGACGAGGAGGGCGAGGAGTTGCGCCGCTACCGACTGTACAAGGCCTATTGCAAGCGGTGGTCCTCGGGAGACTGGGACAACAACGCGAGCGAGGCCCTGATGGAGTCGGTGGTGATCCGCTACGACTACCCGGAGAAGGTGCCGAGCTGATCGGTGAGCCGCGCCGCGGCTGGTAGGGAATAGGCAACGCCGGCGCGGGACCGTGATGCGCGGTCCCCGTCGGCCGGTCCCTTCGGGGATAGGAAACAGAAACAGGCAAAGGAGGGGTCATGAAGACCACGAATGTCAATCTACCGTCAGGTGCCGTGATCGAGATGCGGAAGCTCACGCTGCGCGAGGAGAACTTCATCGCCAGCCAGGCCCGGTCGCGGCGTGCCGCCCAGGAGCAAACCCTCGTCGATGTGGTTTCGCGCTGCACCGTGGGGTTCGTCGATCCCGGTCCCTACCAGTGGGCCGAGGAGGGTGGCAAGGTGGACTGGAACGAGATGCTGAGCGGCGACTGGTTCGGCGCTATGATCGAGCTCCGCAAGTTCAGCTACCGCGAGGGCGCCCAGTACGAGATCCAGGTCAAGTGCCCGAGCCGCGCCTGCAACAACCGGTTCGGCTGGAAGGTGGATCTGGACAACGACCTGTTCGTCAAGACCCTGCCCGAGGAGAGCGCGGAGGCGTTGCGCGAGGGCCGGCCGCTGACGATGGAGGTGGACGGGCGCAAGGTGGAGTTCAACCTGAGCTTCGTCAAGGACGCCGCGGCCCAGGAGAAGTGGGAGAAGCGATACCCCGAGCGCGAGATGGCGTGCCTGTTCCGCACCAGGATCAAGTCGGTGGAGGGGGTGGACGGCAAGGACATCCTCATGTGGCTGGACGGGTTGGACCGCAACGGCCGCGAATCCACCAAGTTCGAGGGCCTGTGCAGCGACGACGTGGACGACATCAAGGCGATGTTCGAGCGCGTCGACTGCGGCGTCGACACGGAAGTGGAGGTGGAGTGCACGCGGTCGGCCTGCCGCGAGTTCTTCACAATCGACCTCCCTTTCGACCGCATCTTCACCCCGGCCCGCGCCGACAAGCAGCGCGTGGCGCGGCGAGAGCGGGCCGCGATGAGAGAGGAGGCTTCGGAGGTATCCGAGCGCCCATCGGAGGGTTGACAGAAGACGAGATCCGCACCCTGCGGTTTCACCTCTCCTGGCTTCCACTGTTCGGCGCCGGCCTTCGGATCGGATACATGGAGACGCTGGACCTGGAGATGGACGAAGCCGTGGACCTGCTCAAGCGGGTTCTTGACGAGCGCGAGAGCGAAGCGCGCAACGCCTTTGGCGGAAAGGGTGATGGAACGTGGCTCTGAACCAAATGGGCGCCGGGTTCGTCCTCCAGGCCTGGGACAAGGCCTCCCACGTGCTGCGCCGCGTCGGGCGCAACTTCGGCCGCCTCCGGTCCACAGTCAAGAAGGCGTCGATGGGGATGAACAACTCCATGGCCAATACGGCGATGGGGTACGCCGCCCTCCAGGCGGGCCTTGGCCTGGTCAAGCTGTCCAAGACCACCGCTGACGCCGCGGGCAAGTTTCAACAGAGTCTCGCCGCGGTGGGCCAGGTCGCACGAGCGACGTCAGAGGAGTTGGACATGCTCCACGACGCGGCGATCGAGGCCGCGTTGGGCACCAAGTTCAGCCCGGACGAAACCATCGAGGGTTTGCAGACCCTGTCCGCGATGGGCCTCAAGGCCCGGGAGTCAGTGGAGGCGCTCAACCCCGTGCTCGAGTTGGCCACTGGTTCACTCGGACAACTCGGTGTCGCCGGCGCCGCCGACGCGGTGGTGGGCACGATCAAGGCGATGGGGTACGAGATCGGCCAGGCAGCCGACGTCACCAACAAGCTGCTCAAGATCACGCAGATGACCAACTTCCAGGCCCGGGACTTCTCCGTGTCGATGGGGCGCGTCGGGTCCACGGCCAAGCTGTACAAGCAGAGCCTGGAGGACGCGCTGATCACGATGGGTCTGATGCGCAACATGAACATCGAGGCCACGGTCGCGTCCACGTCCCTGCGCGAGGCGTGGCGCCGACTCGCCGCGGATCAGCGGGCGCAACAGGCCGTGGAAGCCCAGGGCGTCGAGATTTTCAAAGAGAAGGACGGGTCGATCCGGGACATGCTCGGCATCATGACCCAGCTGGTCGAGAAGACTCAGGACCTCACCGATAAGGAGCGGATGCGCCTCACCACGATCGCGTTCGGTGTGCGCGGCATGGCCGCGTTCAACGCGGTGGCCAACGCGACCTACACGGTGATGAAGGGTAACGAGAAGATTCTGCTCGAAGGAACCGACGCGATCAACGCGATGCGGTACGAGTTGTCCATTGCCGGCGAGACTCTCGACGACCAGCAGAAGGCGTCGTTGCGGGCTGCTCTGGGAGTGAAGTCTCTCAACGACGTGCTGAAAACCTCGGTGCGCGTGTCCGAGCAGTTCAAGGACGCGCTCCTCGAGACGTACGAGGGCCAGAAGCAGTTGGTCAGCGGCGCCTGGCAGACCCTGATGGTTGTGATCGGGGAGGACTTCGCAAAGGCGATGCAGCCCGCGGCGAAGGCGCTGTACGAGCTGATCTCGTCGATCACACTGTTCATCAAATCCATGTCGCCCCAGGCGAAGCAGATGGTTCTCAAGTTCGCGGTCGCACTCGGCGTGTTGGCAGCGGCCGGCGGCGGACTCCTGATCCTGTCAGGGATCACCAACATGCTCGGCGGATCCCTGCTTGGGTTCGTGTTCAGCATCGGCAAGCTGCTTCTGATCGGCGCACCGCTGCTGGTGATCCTGTCCGGCCTGGGCGTGGGGTTCACCTCCCTGGCCAAGGCGATGAACCTGTTCGGCAAGGACGGGATGGACATCAAGACGATCATGGAGAAGGTGCGGCTCGCCGCGTCGGGCATGATGTCGATCCTCAGCGGGGAGGAGTTCAGCGACGATCTGCGGGCCAACCTGGACAAGGCCGAAAACAAGGGGATCGTCAAGTTCCTCAAGTCGTTTTCCCGGTGGGTCGATCGCGTCAAGGTGTTCTGGAAGGGCCTCGTCGCGGGGTTCAATCAGGGCGTGGAGATGCTGTCCAAGTCGTCCGCGTTCGCGGCGTTCCGCGACAAGCTGGAGGGGATCATCCGCATCTTCACCGGGTCGGACGCGGAGAATAGCCCCAAGGTTCTGGAGCAGTGGGCGGAACGCGGCGCGGAGGCAGGACGTTACCTGGCGCGTCTCGGCGAAACCGCTGCTGACATCGCTGGCAAGCTGATAGGCTTCGGGAAGTCGTTCTACGAGTTCATCAAGGACATCGAAGCGGACGACATCCGGGACGCGATCATGGGCATCGTCGACGCGTTCAACACAATCGGCACAGTGATCCAGGGTGTCAAAACCGGCATCGGCACCCTGTACTACTTCGTCAAGATGGTGATCTCCGCCATCCTGGAGGCGCTGACGTTCCTGGCCAACGGCCTGGGCTACGGGGTCGACTCGATATGGGCGAAGCTGTTCGGATCGAAGCAGGACGAGAAGAAGGTTCAGGACTACTACAAGCGGATCCTGGATCCGTCCAAGGCGTTCGAGTGGACCAGTGGAGCCGCCGGCGACCTGGCCGACCTGCAGATGCAGATGGCCGACAAGATGCAACAGAACGAGGACCGAGACGCGCAGTATGCGCGACGAGAGCGCCAGGCCAAGGAGTTGAACCGCCTGACCAAACGCAAGCGCCAGATCGAGGAGTGGGTCGGCGCCACACCGGAGCAGTGGGCGGCGATGACCAAGGGAACCGGCGCCGAAGGCAACATCCCGTTCTCGGCGGCGTCCAAGGAGATGCAGGCCCAGTTCATGAACGAACTCGCGGGGATCAACAAGCGCCTGGAGAAGATGGCGGGCACCCCGATCAACGTTTCGCTGGACGGTGAGAAGCTGGCCCAGATCGTCGGCCGCCAGCCGTCCATGACCGGTGAGGACTCCCTCGAGGAGGTCGCCGTGGCCCCGGGCTTCTAGGAGTACGCGATGCCAGCGCCAAGCACAGACCCCACTCCCAACCTCGGCGCGATGGCCGGGCAGCGACCCGACACGGCAGCCCGCGGGTACTGCAAGAACCTGCTCCTGGAGGAGACGGGCAACCCGGACTACCCCGATCTGATCACGTTCCCGTTCCGGCCGGCGATGGTGAAGATCGACAACTCCGTCAACGACGACGACATGGCCGTCCTGGGGCAGTCCCACTCTTATGAGGTGTACCAGAACACCGCCAACGCATCGGTGTCGTTCGACCTGTACTACAACGCGCTGATGGCGATCAAAGAAACGACGGCGGAAGGATTCAAGGAGGGGGGCAAGTCCCTCCTCAACCAGATGAGCGCGGAGATCGAGCAGCACCGTCGCTGGCTCCAGTCGCTGTTCTATCCGGGCTACAACGCGCCGGGGGTGATCGGCAACCAGCAGGCTCCAGTGATCCTGTGCCTGCCCGGGATCTGCACGATCCGGGCGAAGCTCAAGCGCATGGGTGAGGTGATCGAGGACTGCGACATCGAGGGCAACATCACCGCGCTGCGCCTGTCCGTCCAGTTCAGCGAGGCGCCGATGGCGCGGGTCACAATGGAGGACGTCCTGATGAACGGGATGTTCCGCACGTGGGGGCAATAGGATGCAGGAAAACAGCCGCTACCGCTACTGCACCGTCCTGGACTGGGGAGACATCGGCGGCACGCCGGGCGTCAAGCTCCTGGACGAGCGCGAGCCGTTTCGGTTCCGGGACGAGGCGGACAACGTGTACTACACGGCCCGGGCCGGTGATACGTGGTGGGGCCTGGCGTGGAAGTTCTTCCGGTCGTTCCGCAACCCGTCGCTGATGTGGTTCCTGCTGTGCGAGTTCCAGCCCGAGCCGGTGGTGGACCCGACGATCGCGATCACCGGCAACCAGCAGGTGGTGATCCCCGCTGAGCGGATCGTGCGCAACTACGCGTTCAGCCGCGAGCGGCGGCGTTACCACCACTAGGAGGACCGATGCCGTTCGGAGGCGCACAGGTGATCATCCAGCCCATCGACTTCGACCAGGGCGACGACACCTATTACGGGGACTACCTCCAGATGGTGGAGTTCATCCAGACGCGCCTCCTCTCGTTCAAGGTGCTGGACCGGGACCGCGGCAAGGACGTGCTCGAGCTGACCTTCCGCAACAACGACTACGCGATGGTGGAGTCGCCGGTGTTCGCCCGCGGCCAGAAGCTGCTCGTGACGTGGGGGTGGCCCGGGGAGATGGTGCCGCCGCGCCGGTTCATCGTCCAGAAGGTCAAGGGTGGGCAGCGGGTCACGGTCAAGGCCCACTGCCGCCTGTCCCTACTGGACAAGGAGCGCAAGTCGCGGTTCGAGGAGGGGATGACCCACAGCGAGTTCGTCCGCATGGTGGCCGAGGAGTACGGCTACAGCGGCACGTACCAGTGGGTTGAGGATACGTCGGAGCGTGTGGACATCACCCAGAATCACATCACCGATGCGCGGATGCTCAACAAGCTGGCCCGCCGCAACGGGTTCGTGTTCTACGAAGACGCGACCGGCCTCCACTGGCACACGCGGGACCTCAAAAAGGAGCCGGTGCGGTGGTTCATCTACCGCCAGGACGAGGGGCGCGGGGACATCCTGGGCGAGCCGCAAATTGAGATCAACATGACCAAGGGGATCTCCAAGGTGCGCGTCACCTACAGGGATCCCGTTACAAAGGAATACGGCGAGGTTTTCGGCGGCCCGGACGACACGGAACTGGACAGCCTGGGCGAGGAAACCGAGATGGGCAACCCGGACGACTCCGACCAGGGGCGGCGGGCCGACCGGATGACCAGGATGGACGTGCGGTGCGGCGGCGTGATGACCGCGGACGAGGCTCAACGCGAGGCCAACGCCAGGTACTACGAGACGGCCAGCAAGCGGTACAAGATGAGCGTGCCGATCATCGGGGACCCCCGTGTCGGCGCCAAGCTCCTGGTCGGCTTCGCCGGGATCAGCGAGATGCTGGACGGGTTGTGGTACATCGCCGAGGCCGAGCACATGATCGAGGGCGGCAAGTGGACCATCGGGCTGAAGTGCCGCAAGAACGCGGTGAACCGCCTCAAGGTCGCCAAATCTGCCCGGCGCGGTTCCAAGGAGAAGAAGAACCCCAACGCCACGGACATGGACGAGTCCACGGCGGTGGAGCAGACCCCGTCGTTGAAGAAGACAGTGACCCTCACCACGGACCCGGCAGGCAACGTGGTGCCGGCGTTCACGTTCACCGAGGAAGGGGACACGACACAGGGGCTGCTTTCCCAGCTGACGCCGGAGCAGATCCTGAGTATGAACGACAAGACCCTGGACACCCTGTACCAGCTTGGCGGCCAGAGCGCCGAGCCGGACAGCGCGATGTAGGTGCGAGATGAGCGGCAACACAGGCTTCGAAGGCGACGAATTCCGCGGACCAAGGTACGAGGGCCTGTACATGGGGCGCGTCGTGGACCGCGCCGATCCAGACCGTCGTGGCCGCGTCAGGGTAGAGATCCCGGGCATGATCGACGGGAGGTCGGCGTGGGCCGTGCCCAGGGGCGGCGGATCGCCGCTGTGGGGCATCGTGGCCGTGCCGCCGCTTGAGGCCGACGTCCTGATCCAGTTCATCAACGGGGACATCGAGCGGCCCGTGTACGAGCCTGCCGACTACGGTGTGCGTAACGGCGAGCCGGAGGTGTTCCCAGAGCACGAGGACCCGGACGTGATCGTGGCCGGGTTCGGCCCGTTCCGTCTGGTGATCGATCTGCGCGAGGACGAGGCGGCGGAGATCACGCCCAGTCTGGTGATCAAGCAGGTGGCCAAATTGGGCGACGGTTCGGAAACTGACACGGCCTGGGTGCGCCTGGGCGAGAACTCGATCCAGGTCAGGGGCGACGCGGCGGTGCAGGTTACCAGCGGCGGCCTCACCGACCTGGACAGCGACGGTGACATTCAGGTCCGACGGCGCAAGGTCATGCCCGCGTCGCGGCCGATACGCTGAGAACGCCCAGAACGCTCCTCAGTGGACGTTCTGGTCAACGTGACCTCGTGGTCACATGGAAGGGAGAACGGGGAGCCAGGGACGGCCTGGACCCCTCGGTGTGAACGATGGCATTTCCACCCGCGGACCTGTGCTTCGACCTTCCCGAGATCCCCGATCTCGAGGACATCTGCTTCCCCGGCGGCTTCTGCCTCAGCTACATCTGGGACGCGATCGATCAGATCCCGCACCTGGCGGACATCTCCCTGGACTTCTTCTCCCAGATCGGGCCGGCGATGGCGCCGCTTCAGCCGTTCTTCAACCTGCTCGACACGGTCCTGGCGATCTTCCGGTGCGTCCAGGCGATCCCAAAGGTGATCACCGAACTGGACCCGTCGGAGCTGCTGAACTGTATCCCCGCGCTGGCGGAGTTGATCGACCAGATCCTCAAGCTGATCCCGCAGCTGTCCATCCCGAAGATGATCATCGCGGCCATCAAGAACCTGGCCGCGCTCCTACGCGCCATCGCCGCCGATTTCCTGTACCTCCAGAGCCAACTCCAGCGGATCGCGGACATGATCGATAGGGCCGCCGATCTCAACGACGTCAAGCTCAACGGGTTCCTGGTCTGCGCCCAGGACACGGTCGAGGGATCGGTCATGTCCACGGCGGAGGCGCTGAAGGGGATCGGCCGCATCATCCTGCTGATCAATATCCTGATCGGCCTGTTCGGCGGCGAGGAGATCCCGTGCTTCGGCACCCTGATCAGCGACAACCTGGCCGAGGGGTTCGATGTGATCGTGGACCTGTTGACTGGCCTGGCGGACGTGTTGGAGATGATCGCCGACGCGATCCCCGACCCGGACCTCGTGTTGACTCTCGCGCTAGGAGACATGAGGTGCTAAGGTGGACTAAATGACGCAGTTTCGTGAACAGTTCGGCCGCGGAATCGTGTGCCCGTTTCAGCGGGACGGCAAGGGCGACTTCGCCAACGACACCGGGATCCGGCTGCTGCGGTCGGACATCGATGAGTTGGTCGGGATCATCGGTTCCACCCCGACCGAACCGGGCGAGTTGCCGTGGGACCCGGACCGTGGGAGCCGCATCCGTTCGCTGCGTCACCGGCGCCTCCACCTGGAGATGACCAGGGCCTTGGCCGAGCAGTACACGGCCACGCCGATCCGAGTCTACGAACGGCGCGTGCGGGTCGGCCCGGTCACGGTCAAGCGGGACCAGGACCGCACCCTACAGATCAACCTGACTTTCGCGCCGAAATCGGCGCAGGTCGGCGAACTCGAGACGCTGCCGATCTACGTGGAACAGGAGGCGTGACATGACCCTGCTGCCCCCGAGCTACGACTACACGGACAAGGATTTCGCGGCGATCCGGGACCGCACCTTCAACCTGATCAGGTCCGTGTTCCCGGACTGGAGCGACGAGGCCGTGGCCAACTTCGGCAACATCCTGGTCGAGTCGTTCAGCTGGATCCTGGACGTCCTCACCTTCTACCAGGACCAGGAGGCCCGGGAGGGCAGGATCGCGTTCGTCCAGTTGCGCCGCAACATGATCGCCCTGTGCAAGCTCCTGGGCTACGAGCTTTCGCCAGCCGTCGCCGCGTCTACCGACGTCACCTTGACGATCACCAACGCGACCGCACTCACCGGGGTGGTGACACCGGCGGCGACACCGGTCGTGGTCCAGACCCAGCAGGTCACCGATCCGATCAAGGGCGAGATCCAGGGCGCGGTGTCGTTCGACCTTGGCCTGGGCGAGACGTCCAAGACGTTCCCGTGGCAACACAGCACCACGCAGACACCGTACATCGTGGCCTCGAACGGCCGCGCCGACCAGGAGATCCTGCTGCCGTTCGGTCCGTTCCTGTGGGAGTCTGAGGCGATCTCCACGCCGACCCAGGGCGCGTTCACCCGGGTGGACTCGTTCTACAACTCCGGGCCGACCGACTTGCACTACCGGGTCCAGATCGACCAGAACGACCGGGCAACGGCGATCTTCGGCGACGGCAAGAACGGGGCGATCCCGGTAGGCAACATCACCACCACGTACAAGACCGGCGGTGGGATCTACGGCAACGTCGAGGCCAACGCCCTGGTCAAGGTCAAGGGCACGTTCACGGATAGCCTCGGCACCGTCGCCTACCTGGAGGCCACAAACGCCGCGGCGGCCACGGGGGGCACACCACGAGAAGAAGTGGATGCGGCGCGGGTCAACGCGCCCGAGTCGACCAGGGTCTTGAACCGCACCGTCGCCCGCGAGGACTTCGAGATCAACGCGAAACGAGTCGCCGGCGTGGGTCGCGCCCTGATGCTCACCAGCAACGAGGACTCGGTGATCGGTGAGAACCGTGGCAAGCTGTTCGTGGTGCCCACCACGGGAGGCACGCCGAGCTCGTTGCTGCTCCAGCAGGTCGAGGACATCCTTACCTTGGCGCCACCGGACGGCTACCCGCACACCCTCACGTTCCAGTTGGAGGTGTTGCCGCCGGTGTACAAGGCGATCGACCACTACTGCACGATCTGGCTGCGGGAGGGGTACGTGGCGAGCGCGGTCAAGGCCGCGATCCAGGCCAACCTGGAGGACTACTACGAGCCGATGCTGGCCAGCGGCGAGCCGAATCCCAACGTGGACTTCGGCTACTACTACAAGGACAGCACCGGCGCACCAGCCGGCGCGATCCCGTGGTCGGACATCTTCAACGTGATCCGCGACACCGATGGCGTGCGCAAGCTCGAGCACACGCTCCAACTCAACGGTGTCACGGACGACGTGGCGATCTACAACTGGGAGTTCCCTGGAATGGGTGCTCTGACCGTGATCAACGGCGAAACCGCGACGGCGATCTAGGAGGACGAAGTGGCGCGGCCGATTAACAGGTGGGACCCCTCGGTGAACGTGGACCTGTTCGTCAAGTCGGCGGACGGCCCACTGGTCATCGACGGCGCCGACGAGCGGTGGCCCCTGTTCTGCCGTGAGTGGATCCAGCCCGT